TTCGGCAAGCGTGTACGGAGTACCATCAATAACGGCAGCCTTACCGATTCTTATCTCTTATGTGGACAAAGAGCGATGGAAACTAACTAACGGTCAGGCTGGTAAGTATTACCAACCCGTAGCTAAATACTTAACTGAATTAGAATCATTAGCTATTGCATCAATAGTATTGAAAGTTACATTCGATCAGGTATTCAGCACCCGTGATAAGGAAGACTATGTACTTAATGTTATCACTAAGATAGGCCAAGCATTAGAAGCTGAGTGTAAGTTTAGATGGTACAAGTCTGAACATCCTGGGTTAATGAAATACATCGAAGACACCTATTTCCATGAGGCTTGTGGTACTGTTCAAAAGGAAAGTATAGCTAGTCAGAAGTTTGGTGAACGTGACATTCGATGGGACAAATGGAGTTTAAAGACTCGTATTGTTTTAGGCAAGTTTGGTTTGTTAGCTGTTATGAAAACAACTGGTTGGTTTGAAATAGAAACAAAGACCAACCATCGTAAACGTAGTAAATCAAGGGTGGTACCTACAAAAGCCTTCAATGAAGAGAGGGATGAACTGATAAAAACAGCTGAGATGTTTAGTGGTATCCCGTGGCCTATGTTGATAGAACCTAATGACTGGGGTTATAAAGACGGTGAGATTGTTCACGGTGGGTATGTTGTAAACAAACTTATGAAGGGCCATGATCTTACAAGAAAGAGCAACGGCCTCGTTATACACGGAGAACTTCCGATAGCTTTTTTAAACAAGCTACAGAAGGTTAAATACCGTGTGAACACTCATGTTCTGGGTGTAGCTGAAGAGTTTGAAAGAACAGGAAGAATAGTAGGAAAATTTATTCCTATATCTCCCTCTTTTAAACCGCCAAGACCTCCTGATGCCGATGAGGATAAAGAGAAAAATCTGGCATGGAGAAGGTTGATGGCTGAAAGTTACAATGCTGATCGTATTAACTTTAAGAGATCAGTTAGAACTAGAACACAGATGGAAGCTGCTAGAAAGTTTAGAGATGAGGATTATTATTTATGTTGGTCTTTTGATTATAGAGGACGTGCATACCCTATCCCTGCTTTCTTAACCCCTCAAGATACAGACTTTGGTAAGGCGTGTATTCGCTTCGCTGATGAACAGCCTGTAGGTAAAGATGGGGGAACAGTGTCAACGTGGTTAGCCTTTCAAGTAGCTACTACTTTTGGTTTAGATAAAGCCACCATCATCGAGAGAGTGCAATGGGTAGATAGAAATCGAGACTTAATCACAAGGGTCGCTACAGACCCGATAGGTAATCTTCCTGATTGGGAAGATGTTGAAGAACCTTGGCAGTTCATGGCTGCATGTCACGAATACTACCACTGTTGCATAGTGTGTGATAAGAATACCACAGGTTTAATGGTAGCCGTAGATGCTACGTGCTCAGGACTCCAGATCCTCGCTGGTCTAGCTAAAGATGCTAGCACAGCTGGTCTTGTTAATGTATGTCCTGCTGATAGACCTAGTGATGCATATAAAGCTGTTGCCATAGAAGCCAAGAAGTATCTGCCTGAACGGATGCAATCTTGGATGGACAGAAAGACGGTCAAGAGAACCGTGATGACTATACCATATAATGCAACTAAAGACTCCTCACGGAAATACATACGTGAGGCGTTAAAGGAGAAGGGTATTGATCCTGAACCTGATGAGTTGACTGAGGTTGTCAATGCTGTCTATCAAAGTATGGATGCTATAGTTCCTGGTCCTATGCGTGTTATGCGTTGGATCAAGAAACATGTCGGAGAATACATCAAGAATGGTGGAACTGAAGTTGAATGGGAAACCCCAACAGGTTTTGTAGTCAACCAAGTGAGAAACCATATTGAAACAGTTCAAATGAGATTACAGTTATTGGGTAGAGTCAGGGTTAGAATACCTAAGACAGATAAGGAAGGGAATGTTCTCGAAACACCTTGTCCTAGAAAACATCGGTCTAGTACTGCTCCTAATTTCATACATTCTTTGGATGCATCCCTACTGCACAGTTCTTTTCAAAAGTTTAATGGACCATTCACAGTCATCCATGACTCAGTTCTTTGTAGAGCAGGAGACATGGGAACACTCAATACACTTGTGCGAGAAACCTACACCGATATCTTCACAAGAGATTGCTGGCTTACACGTTTTGGGAAAACCATTAATGCATCAGAGCCACCGCCAATAGTAGGCACATTAGATCCTAATGTTGTCACTAATTCCACTTACTTTTTTTGTTAAACACCATGACTACACATGTCACTAAAGAGCCTGTATTACTTGATGGGTTCCAAGCAGTTCTAAAACCTGGGGAGTGGGGCTATAAGTTAGCTGCTGTCTTACCAGAAAGTTTTGTCAAAGACCTAGAGGAAGAGCGTGAGAGTGCTCTTGAATGGGCTAGGAGCAAGGCTAAGAATCCCAGAAGAGTTACAGTCAAACCTGAGCCTTGGGAGGAAATAGAGAACAAGCCTGGATTCTATCAAGTACGATTCAGTTGGAAAGATGGGGATAAGTATGTACCTGTTGTTGTTGATACAGAAGGTACTGCAATAACAGATGAGAACACCCCTATATATAGTGGTACGATGGTTAAGTTAGCTTTCTTCCAAAAGCCATACGTCCTACCAGCAGGTGATATTGGTACATCATTAAAGTTAAAGGCAGTACAAGTTGTCAGTTTAAATACTGGAGCTGGTGTTGTTGATGACGGGGATATGACCCCAGAAGAAGCTACAGCATTGTTCGGAGCCACGAAAGGATTCAAGGTATCCGAGCCTAACCCTGTAGCTGATAAGACCACTGAAGAGGAGGATGAAGACTTCTAATGAGGAGCACTCTTGAAAAAGAGGTAGCTGCTATATTAAGTCGGTTAAAATTAGATTATACTTACGAAGAAGATAAGCTACCATACGTTATAGAACATAACTACATCCCTGACTTTAGGGTTGGGGATGTTTACCTAGAATGTAAAGGTTGGTTTAAGTCAACAGATAGACGTAAGATGCTAGCTGTTAAGAAGGCTCATCCTGATCTTGATATTCGTTTTGTATTTCAATCACCATATAACAAATTATCTAAACGCTCAAAGACCACTTATGCCATGTGGGCCGAGAAACACGGTTTCCCGTGGTGTGCATCATATGCAATTCCAATCAGTTGGCTCAAATGCAAATGAAGAATCCGAGTTCTGCTATCACACAGCATGTAATAACTGTGGCTCGTCCGATGCTAATAGCGTCTACTCTGACGGTCATACTTACTGCTTCGCTTGTAATGTTAGAACGAATGGAGAAGGAGAGCCACCATCATCACCGCAAACTACTCATAAGGCTATGATACAAGGCCAACCTGTTTCCTTAAAGAAACGGAAACTTACCGAAGAACAATGTCGTAAATATCGTGTCCATAAAGATGGAGATGTCTTACGTTTCCATTACTTCGATAAGAAGGGGCATGTAGTTGCGGCTAAAGTAAAAACAAAGGGCAAAGATTTCTATTGGGACGGTAAAAATACCGATAACCAATTCTTTGGTCAAAACTTATTCCCTAATAAAGGGTCAAGACTGACTCTTTACGAAGGTGAAATAGATGCAGTATCAGGTTATGCTGCAATGCCCACTTGGCCTCATATGTCAGTACCTAATGGTGCTGCAGGGGCTAAGAAAGACCTACAAAAAGTACTAGATTTAACACAAGGTTATGACGAGATTGTTCTCTTCTTCGACAATGACCAAGCTGGTATCGAAGCCGCTGAAGAATGTGCGGCTCTTTTACCACCAGGCAAGGCGAAGATTGCACGACTTGAAAAGTACAAAGATGCGTCTGAAGCACTCCAAGCGGGTGATTCGGAGGCAATTAGAAGGGCTGTCTGGGACGCAAAGACGTATCGTCCTGACGGAATTGTTGATGCAAAATCGCTACTTGAATTAGTTACACAACCAGAACCACCATGTGCTTATGAATACCCATTCAAAGGACTTAACGAGAAACTTCACGGGATCAGGTATGGTACACTTACAGCAATTACTGCTGGCACTGGTACAGGAAAAACCTCATTCTGTCGTCAACTTGCAGCTGACCTCCTCCAAAAGGGGGAACGGGTTGGGGTCGTGGAGCTTGAGGCAAGTAATAGAAACACCGCACTTGGATTAATGTCCACAGCGGTGGGTAAACCACTACACCTTGGAGAACACGATGAGTCAGAACTTAAAGAAGATTTTCGTGATACCATTGGCAATTGGCATCTTTACCTTTTCGATGGCTTCGGCTCTTTTGATCCTGATGTCATATATAATAGGATCGAATACCTTGCCAGTGGATTGGAGTGTCGTGTTGTATTCTTAGACCATCTTAGTATTCTTCTTTCAGGACTGGAAGGGGATGAGCGTAGGATGATAGATACAACAATGACCAAATTAAGATCATTAGTTGAACGTACTGGAATAGCATTATTCCTTGTATCACATTTAAGGAGAAGTACAAATGATAGGGCTTCGCACGAAGAGGGCGGTAGAGTTAACTTGTCCTCACTTAGAGGATCACATAGCATTGCTCAAATATCAGATACGGTCATTGCCCTTGAAAGAGATCAACAGGCCGACTCTACTGGAAATTCTACGACTGTTAGAGTGCTTAAAAATCGCTATTCAGGCGAAACTGGAATAGCATGTCAAATTTCTTACGATTTATCAACTTGCAGTTTTACTGAACATGAAATTGAGAGAGACTTCAACCCAGCCACGGATTTTTGAAGGAAGTGAGTATGAACACCCTTGGTACGCATACTTAAAAAGACCGAAACCACCATCATCAGAAGCTGTTGCTAAGGCACAGTTCAAAGATAAAACCTACACATGGAAAAAACCCTCAACCTAGCCTTCGACATGGAGACAGATGGGCTAGATTCCACCCGTATTCATTGTATAGTTACTCAAGATCTGGATACAG